TTGGTGACCCGTATTTTCTAAAAGTTTTTATTATTTCTTTTATTGTATTAGACTCTTGTGCATTCCATGGTGTCATAACAAATGCCAAGCCAAATGTTCTGAAATCTACACCTTGAAATAATACTTGTTGTTGTGGATTTATTGCATAACCTGCAGCATTTAATCCTAAATTGATAGCGCCTCCTCCTTGTAAGATCGACCCTAATGCACCTTTTATTTTTCCACCTGAACCACCAACAATAGAAGAACCAATGGCTGTTATTACTTCTGTCAGACTTAATGGATTATAATGAAAACTTTGTTGAAAATCTAATGTGTCGGGTAAATATAAAGAAATTTCCGCTTTTGTTTCACTTAAATTTGGACGAAAGTTTAATCCTGTACTAAATGCACCCTGTATAGTGTTTGTTGCTTGATCGACAGTTGTACCTTCATTTTCTATAAGTTTTTTTGAATCAGCGTCATTTTGAGTGTAAATTGCTGTTGCAACATCAGTTACTTTTTGTATAACTTTTGTTAAAATTTGATCCGGGGAAAATGTGGTATTGTCAAATAAACTTTTGATTTCCTTTATTCTAAATTTAACCGCATGACTTTGTTTGTCACTACCTAAACTGTAGGGATATTTAAGATTTACAAAATTATATGGATTGCCGTTTAGTTTTGCTTCTGGTCTAGTTGACGCCATTTTATGTGCCCATTATGGTAATTATAAAATATTTATATGAGATGAATAAATATGTTCGGAGGTTTTACATGAAATACTTGCAAGGCAAATACAAAGTGAGAAATGAGGCAAAATATAATGGTGACGCATCAAATGTCATTTATAGGTCCTCTTGGGAATTAAAATTTCTCGTTTGGTGTGATAATAACCCAAATGTCGTTTCTTTTTCTTCTGAAGAAATAATAATACCGTACAAATCTCCTGTTGACGGTAAATACCACAGGTACTTTGTCGATTTTATGGTCAAAATAAAAACCAAAGACAATACAATTAGAACATATTTAGTTGAGGTCAAGCCAAAAAGACAAACGCAACCACCTGAAATAAAGAAACGCATAACAAAACAGTATATAAATGAAGTTACCACATGGGGTGTCAATCAATCCAAATGGAAAGCCGCAATAGATTATTGTTTAGACAGAGGTTGGGAGTTTAAAATACTTACCGAACAAGATTTAAATGTCTAACTAAATACCCACATGGAATCAAAACTAACACAATTAGCATTAGAAAAAACTGGTGATCAACTAAAAACAATGACTGCATTGTCATTTAAATGGTTGATGGCCAAGATCGCAGAAATAAAAAGACCATCGACCATACCAATTGTTATTAGTAGAGAAAAGTCCAGACAAGTACCGCAGTTTAAATTAGGAAGAATGTATTTTTTTTATTATGATGCAAAGACAAAAGATGATTTGCCGTATTGGGACAAATTCCCATTGGTTTTAGTATTGGAAAAATATTCTGATGGATTCCTTGGTTTAAATCTGCATTATTTGCCTATAAAACAAAGAGTTCTTTTTATGACCAAATTGATGAGGTTTGCAATACTGAATGAAGAAGATGAAATTATTCGTATGCGAGTAACTTATGATATATTAAATTCGACAAGAAGGTTTAGAGAGTTTCGCCCGTGTTTAAAGAGATATTTATTTACGCATATCAGGTCAAAGATATTATTAGTACAACCGAATGAGTGGGATGTTGCAATGTTTTTACCAATTCAACAATTTAAAAAAGATACTGCCAAAAATGTTTGGCGAGAATCATTGACAAAAATAAGGAATTCATAAATGCCTGCATTAAGCGAATTTTTATCCTCATTCACTACTGATCTGGCAAGACCATCTAGGTTTATTGTTAATATAAACATACCGCGTCTTATTTCTGGTCCTGGCTCTGGTTCATACAGCGCAAGACAACAATTAAGTTTACGATGTGAAAATGCAAATTTACCTGGAAGAACATTTGCAACAATGGAACAAAAGAATTATGGTCCTGTTCAAAAGTATCCATACTTGACAACATATTCGGATATGGATTTAACTTTTATTGTTGCAGGCAATATGGGTGAAAGATATTTGTTTGACGATTGGATCAATACTATAAACTCGACATATACAAATAACTTTTACTATAAGAGTGAATATGCAACATCAATTTTAATTAATCAGTTAGATGTTTCGAACAAAATAACATATTGCGTAGAGTTAATAAATGCATATCCTATTTCTATGAACCAATTGGATTTAGATTGGTCTACAGATGGATATCACAAATTGGTTGTTACTTTTGCATATGATTATTGGGAAAGAGTTTCTAGAGTTCAGTATCCAGACTCGGTAACTTTTGCTTCTTCCGCACAAGATTTACGTCAAACGATTAGTGATTTGTTTGCACCTTCTGCACCACAACAAAGGAATTCTGACCTTTCTGCAATTGATCCTACTGTTGACGTTACTGTCAATGCATAGTTATTAAATAAGGAGTTTTATAATGCCTTTACCAAAAATTGATGTGCCAATTTATGAATTAACATTGCCATTATCAAAAAAGAAAATTAAATATAGACCATTTCTTGTCAAAGAACAGAGAAATCTTCTTATGGCAATGGAATCAAGCGACACAGATACAATACACAATAGTATCAGGCATATATTAAATAATTGCACGTTAACAGAAAATATTGATATTGACAAATTGCCAATAATTGATATTGAATATTACTTTATCAATCTCCGTGCGAAATCTGTTTCAGAAATAGTCGATACAAAATACCGTTGCAATAACGAGGTCAATGATAAACCTTGCGGTAATGTTATGGACGTTCAAATAAACCTTTCAGATATAAATGTCGAAGGTGTTAAAGACAATGAAGATATACAATTAACAAATAAGTTAATAATAAAAATGAAATATCCAGAATTTTATGTTGTAAAAGATTCTGTTAATATAGAAAGTATGACACAAATAACTTTTAATATGATTGCCGAAAGTATAGAATATATTTTTGATGGTGAACAATTCTACTATGCAAATGAGGCACAACCAGGCGAAATGTTAGAATTTGTAGAGTCGCTTAGTCAAACACAATTTGAAAAATTAGAAGAGTTTTTTAATGACCTACCTAAACTAAAAAAAGATGTTAATATAAAATGTAATAAATGTGGTTTCGATCATCACATTGAAGTGGAGGGACTAGAAAGTTTTTTCGTCTAATATTTCGTTATGATAATTTGAAAAACTACTACAAAACAAATTTTGCAATGATGCAACATCATAAGTATAGTTTATCTGAGTTGGAAAACATGATGCCTTGGGAAAGAGAAGTTTATATTTCTCTATTAGTTCAATATGTTGAAGAAGAAAACCAAAAAATCAAAGAACAACTTAGGAAGAAATGAAACAAGAAAAAACTGTTTCGAATAAAACGAAAGGCAAAGCTGAGAATATAGCCTCGACTAGTAAAAATATAGCGAAAACCTTAACCGCTAAACAGGTTAGTGCTGTCTTAGATTCTGCCACAAATATTCTTGGTAAAATATACAATGTGATGATTGATATTCGTGTTCAAGATATACGAGATCGTGATTCTAGAATCAGAGATATTGAACAAGATGATCGCCTTAGAACAAGAAGAAATGACGAGATTGTAAAGGCATTATCTGTAAGATTTCAACCACCAAGAAAAATATTCGGAACGGAAAAGAAACCAGAAGGTGCACCGCCTGTACCACCGACACCTTCACCTTCTATACCTCCGCCTGGACCTAGACCAGCACCGTCTGCACCGACGCCACCTAAAACGCCAGGACCGCCACCTAAACATCCTGGTGAACCACCACCGGCACCTGTAACGCCACCACCGCCACCCAAGGCACCAGGACCACCACCTAAACATCCTGGTGAGCCACCACCTGCACCACCACCGACACCGGCGCCACCAGCACCTGTATCGGCACCTGCACCGGCGCCACCAGCACCAGCACCAGTAAGACCACCACCTCCTGCACCGGCACCGGCAGGTCCGCCAGCAGTAGTGAAACCTGCACCACCTTCACCGCCTGGTGG